CTTGATAACTTCAGGTGAATTGAATTCCTTATACGCCTGAGTGATTGCGGTTTCGGGACGGGACAATGCGCTTGCTGTTGGTTCACCAAGTCTAGCTACCGGTCTAGTAGCACCAGCTACACCGGGAACCATGCCCGCACGTTCGTTGATTCCACGTTCCTTAATCGAGTTCTGTGCGCCAGTGAATTCAAATCCCCTACGCTGCTGTTCTAACGCCGCACCAATTCCGGTCTGCTGTCTTGCATCAGCCGCGCCAGCAGAATAGACACTCGAACCCGAAGGCGTAACGTGACGATACATTCTACCTTTTTCTAATCCCGCAGCTTCAGCCTGTCGTTGTGCAACGGTATATTCAGTAGCAGGCATACCAGTTGGAATGTCACGCATCTGACCGCCGACAACTTTCTGCATGTGAATCGTACCATCAGGCGCGGTGAACTTTGTATAGCCTTCGTCCTGTGCTTTGTTAATCTGCCAAAGTAATGTAGCTTCACGAACCTCAACACCGCGCTCGGTCAGTTTCGAAAGATAATCCGCACGTCGATTATCTTCTCGTTTGTTAGCGGCTTCGGTTTCAGTCTTGTATCGCGTATCGGCAAAGCGCACGTCGGATTCGTATCGACCGCCGCGACCTTTCCAACCTTCAACCGCACGCTGATAAGGCTTATCGTTTAGATATTCACCGAGCTTAACCGCTCGACCAACATCACCCGTGCGATAGCCTTCAAGTCCCGCAGATGCAATGTTAATCAAACCACCGAGTTTACCCGGTCGATAATTCTCACGCTGCGGCTCATCTTTAAGATACTGCTGATACCGCTGCATTGGACCGTAATCATACTGCGGTGTACGACCGTTAGGCTGCGGCATTACGTCTTCCCGCGTAGCAGTAGCGGCCATTTGACTCGCACCGAAATCACCCAATCCTCTAGACCAATCAGTCTTACCCCCCGTATCACCGGTAAATATACTCGGTTGGGCAGATGGCTGTATAGTATTCGGTTTGGGCATGAAATCAGGTAATGCTTGCTGCGGTCGTCCTGCGGAACTCGGACGAGTAGGCGAAGGACGTAATGAATCCTCTGGATTATATCTAAATCCAGTATCATATCCGCCCCCCGCACCAAACATATCCGGTGCAGGCGTTGACTTTTGTCCCATCGTCTCCGCCGGATAACTAGGAGGACGATAATCAAAACCTATATTCTTGTACGGATTAGGTTCCGGCTCGGGAATAGTATCGTAACGCCTAGTTGGTACGCGCCAATCGGGGAACTCTTCTTCCGTATTGGTTAGTACACGACTAGGCAAACTCCAATCAGTAGGAGCGTAGGGATCCTGATCATCTTCAAAGTTATAGTTGTATCGTGATGCCATTGATAATCTCCCTAGCTCTTGGCAAGGCTAGCGTAAACTTCCTTCTTGAGTTGAATGCGCTGTTCCTTAGTTAATCCGCTAAGATAAGGAAATTGCGCAACGATATCACGGGCTCGTACGCTTCGCTCTACATCGTTAATAAGCCAAACATCCATACCCGCACCGTGGTATCGCACGTCCTTATCCCCGTCTACTCGTTTCAACCCAAGCCGCTCGCATAGTTCCCGATTCTCAGGCGTGTCCCCTGCAACATAATCCCAATCAGAATCTTCATGGTGCAAGCCATAGAATCGGGAACCAACGAGGTAAAACATGACTAATCTCCAGCGTTTAGCTGTGATGCATTCCGGTAGGGGTTATCAACGTTAGTCTCGTTTTTGCCACGATCATTATAAATATCGTTGGCCGTGCCCGCACCACCGAGACCTAATGCAACCCACTTGCCCCAATCAATGCCATCATCCGCACTTGCATTCTGTGCGCCAATCAATCCACGATTAGCACCAGCCCAAGCACTAGCGGTATCAACACCAAAGCGATCGCGGTCGAGAGTCTCATCCATACCTAACAGCATACGCTGCTGATTAGTTGCGAACTGCTGACCCTGCTGCTGCGATTCACCAATCCACTTTTCATTACCTGCCTGGAAGTTAGCCCACCAACGTTCATTCGCTTGGTCATTCGCTCTCGCGGCAGATGCATTACTTGCCGCACGTGCAGCTTCTGCGGCTTTCTGTGCGGCTACATCCATCAATCCTTTAGCACCAGCTAACTGACCTTCTTGTCTAAGCTGCTGTGCTTTTGATTCAGCCTGCGCCGCAGCGTTCTGTGCGGTGATTCGATTCTTACCAATCACATCAGCAAGATTCGTTTCTAATGTACCCGCACCCTGCTGTGAACGAATGAACGCATCGTTAATCGAATCCTGCATGTCCTTATTGAGCCGACCTGATAGCTCAGTCGCAGTGATTCGATTCGATGAAATATCTTTTTCTAACGCCGCACTACGTTCTGCAACGTTAGCTAATCCCTGAATTCTATTCTGACCAACACCTAATTCAAGGACATTCCCCGCGTCCGTACCGGCTTTACGGTTCAAGCCAACCTGAGCCTGAATATCTTTCTCAGTGGAAGCAAGTCCTTCAATGCCCCACTTCTTACCAGTACGAACCTGCGAACCTAAATCAATTTCAGCATCGCGGCGGGCAGTAGCTAAATCCTGCATCCCTCTACGATTAGATTGTCCCGCAGCCGCAAGGAATCCCGCGCCGCCACCACCACCCTGAATGTTTCGCAGACGATTAGCTTCATCCATCTGCACTTTATATGCAGCAGGAATACCGGATGTCGCACGGTCACGAAAGTCTGCGCGTTCGGAATCAGACCATCCGCCCGTCTTAGCCCATTCATCGTATCCCGTACCACGCCAACGACTCAAATCATCCGCAGAGATTCCACCGCCCATCATGAAATCCTGCGTACCACGCAGCTGCCTTAATCTATCAGCATCAACGCCGCCCGTTTGACTCCACTGGCGAAGGGAATCAATATCCGCGTTAATCTTTGCGAGGCGATCAGGATCGTATCCACCCGTCCGACCCATTTCAGTAAGCTGGTCAACCTGTCCCTGAATCTGCGCTCTAGCATTAGGATCGAATTGGAAATCTTTTAACTTCTGAATCGTAGCGTTGATTGAATCTTTCTGAGCTGGATCAATGGCTCCCGATTTAGCCATATCCTCAAGCGCAGTAATTTGGGTGCGCATCTTATCCATCTCGACACCACCCGTTGTTGCAAAGGTGTCGTAGACGCTTTTTGGTTTTGCGTAAGCATCTTCTGGCGCAGCGGCAGGAGTTGATGAACCTCCACCTGAATCACCACCACCACCGGAATCACCACCGCCACCACTCGATGCGGTGTCGAAACCTACAGTCTTTCCACCATACAGACCACGAATGTTATTAACGACAGTCGGGTCCAAACCACCAGATGTACCTGACATTCCTGATAGTGTACCCGTTAATGCTTCACGGTCACGCTTAGATTGTTCATCCTTCTCTTTCCGCTTCTGATCCATCTCAGCGGTAAGGGAACTAAACTGATTATTAACACGGCTCTGCTCCGTGTCAATTTCCTGCTTTGCTTCTTTCTTATCTGATTTAGCCATAGTCAAATCCTCAGGACTAAGGAAGTACCTCTGGGCAATTCATGCCCATAACGCTTTTGTAGGTATCTAAGGAATTCAGGTTCCTTTACCCACGCGTGAATCTCTGCAAGTCCTAAGCCACGAGAATCGAGAATGGCTTGGCGCATCATTAAGTCGGTGGCCATCACTTTTTCTAACTTCGATATTGTCGGGTCCAATAACATGATAGACTCAACAATAGGATGTAGATGACCAGCGCCCAACATAACGCCATTACGGCGAACCACAATAGTACCGAAATCCAACCTCGGTTCCTGCCATTCGAAGTCTCTCTTTTCATAGATTGACTTCATCTCAGGGATGTCTGAAGGTTGAATTCTGCTAGTACTTAATGTTCCATCCGGCAGTTCCTTGCCGTTTATCTTCATGGCCCTAAATCAGATGGACTGCTCTCAGAATGACGAGCAATACAATGACGAGGATTAAAACCACGAGGGCTCGTTCAACAGTCATTTCCATCTCCTTTACCTAGCTCGAAGTATCGATACCAGCGAGCGAGTTCCAAAGCGTGACAATCTGCGACTGCAAATCAATGTCTGCTGCTGTACAAACAGACGTTTTCGTTTCCTCATCGTAGGTTGTAGCTGCCACGATGTTCACGCCCATAACAATCTGCGGCCCGCCCTGATATGCAGCATTACTTGGACTAGCAACAACCTGTTGAGCATACATTGCACGCTTGGAATGATATGGTGTCGTGCCCGGCTCACTCAAGATTGTACTAGAAACGAAAGCAAGCATAGCCTGCACGCGCTCCATGAATCCACCGGGGCCGGTATCACGAGTTAACGCCATCTGCTGTGTTGAAACATCTGCCATTTGCAATCCTCCTAAATAGCTTCCAATGCCTTCACCCGTGTCAACAATACACGAACAGCCTGCCATAATACCGGAATCATACGCTCATTAAACATCCCTAATGAATCAGGATTCTCAAGACTAACAATCTTCGTTCCGAGTTTATTATCAAGTTTATCGAGAACATCCTGTGCAGAAAACATTGGGAACAAACGATGTTCCGCGTCCGTATTAAACGATGCAATAATTGGTTCTATATTCTCAACTAAGTCAAGCGCATCGGGAATTGAACCTTGTACTTGTTTCTCACGAATGTCTGATGTAGCAATGCTTCCATAGTATGAATAGATTTGATTCCATCGATGCGCGCCATCACCAAGATATGCACCAGCATCTCCGTTAGGCATAGCCCTATCAGCTTGGAGCACTAATGGTATACCACCAGCTACCATAAAATCTATTTTGCCACCTATATTGTAGAAGCATCGCATAGTTCCTCGATTGGGGGTCTGAGGAAACTGCGTACCAAATTCAATGCATCCACTCGCGGTATTCATGTACATCCCGGAATCACTCGAACTAACAAAGCGTGCTGAAGGAATAGTTGCTGACCCATTTGGAAATGATATGCCAGCAACCGGAGCTATTGCTCCGTCCGAATATATACTCATCAACAGAGTACCATTGAACTGACGCCAGTACGTAGCACCACCGGCGGGCATTATGTCAAAGTATCCAGCACCACCACTCTGAAAAATACGAATGCCAGCACCACTCACACCGCCAATGCATACTTCACCTGTAGCTTTAGGTAGCGTAAGAACGCCAGTAGAACTTAAACTCATTTGCGTGCCACCACCCTGTGGAACAGCAAACAAATGACTATTAGATGAATAGCTTATTTGATTGACTGTAGGATAAATAGCAGATGCATTTTGAATTGAATCAGAATGGACAAGTCCAGCTGTTCCGCCTTTTAGCCCAGAGGTAGTTGACAATACACCATTTGTAATGTTACCATACCCTACACTACCAGCACTATTACGAAAGTAAATAGTATCACTATCAATATACATACCCAAATTGTAAGATACTATTCCACCCTCCCTAACGCTGCTCATATTATATATAACTATACCTTTATTAGAAAGGGTATTCCCATAGAAATATAGCGATGCCTCAGTACCCAATACGCTCGTAATTGATACAGTGGTATTTGGTCGAAGTGCAATAGCTTGACTCGATAATGTCACTGTATGCCAAGCAATGCCTGTACGCGATGCGCTCAAAAGTGTTGTAATTTGGTTAATGGCATCGTTATACGCGTGGATACCAAACGTGTTACCATTGTAATTTAGCCATGTAAAATGAGCGTCCACACCCCCGTCAGTATCATTAAACATGATACCAGCGTCAGTCGAACGAATTTCTGTACCACCAACAATAATCTTGTTATTGAATGTAATGATTTGATTAAATGTCCATGTACCAGAAATTACTTCATTCACATTGATATGTGCAATGTTTCCAATGTTATCAATCGCAGCTTCACGAAGTTGTCCGCCAGAATTCGTGAGCACCCACGACGCTGAACCAGCAACGTATACGCCTAAGGCGGTAATATTACCGGAACTTCCTAGGTTAGAAAGGCCAGTAATACTCCCACCAATAATGCTAACGTTGTTTGAATTCTGCAACGCCATCGAGCCGAGGCCGAAGTTACCTAAGAATCCATTGATATCAGTCGCACCCGTACCACCACCGGCGATAGAGATAACCATCGCGACCCAAGCGGAACCATTCCACGATTCAAACTTGTTGAGTGAGGTATTCCATCGCTTTGCGCCCACGGGCGGGTTAGTGGGCAATTCCGCCATCGTATATGAATCGACATCACGTAACTTAAGCTGGTTAAGTACGTCAACTTTCAGGTCCGATAACTGCGGAATCGCCCAATTCGCCATTTCGATTTACCTCAGTCGTCCGATAACAAACTGTGCAGTATAACCCGGCTGACCACCTTGACTCCGCACGAAATTCAAATGAGCTTCTTGCGACAAGTCATACTGCTGTTCCAGCCCCGCGCTACCATTGAAATCAATGAAACTCATGAAGCACGCACGTTTGCATCGTGCTCTTAAATTTCCTTCATCGCCGTAGAAGACTCCAAAGAATCGACCGTCTGAACAAATTCGATGGTCGAATCGCAGGGTATCTTCTTTCGTCGGCTCAAAGATTCTGTTCGCTTGAGTCGTACCAAAGTGAATTGCCGTGGGCCATCCCATGATATCGGCAGGCATCCACGTCGCAACCTTTGCGACTTCATAATACCCCGGCCATGAGGTAATGTCGCCATCAGACTTTACTCCATCAGAACAGAAGTAATTGAATCCCTGATTCGAGTTGAGACTTTGAACCGCTAATGCAACCATGTGATTCGAATCTACGTCTCGACCCTCGTAACAATGATTAGGCTTGACACTTACCTTATCCCCAGGTCCTGTAGGCTCATCCTGTATTCCAAACTTTTTGGGTGGGTGTCCTTCCCAGGGAACTGAGAAGATATGCCTGATTCTATCGTGGTCTTCTCCACCGCGGTATCCGTGAATGGCATAAAAGTCACCACCGCACCATTCGGCAATTGAATTCTCGTGCTCATCTGGCGGCGCGGTTGTGGTACAAATAACATCTGGGCAGTAGTTCTTGAACGCTTGTAAGGCATGTTCCATTTCCTGTTTGTTACTTGCACCCGTCTGCCACGCCTCATTCCCACCGAATACGTATGCAGCGGTGTGATGTTCTCTTTGAGCTAAATGCTTACCTAATTCTTCAAAGAATGAGGAATGACTCTCACCCGGCCAAAGCTCATAATCGCCAAGGTTATAGCCACCCTTCATTCCACACGTGTCTAAAGCATCGCCTAACTTTCCCAACTGGCCCCAAAAGTCCTCAGTATATCCGGGTCCACACTCTCTACCCGCCCAATAGTCGCCAAGCGTACCCAAGTTCATCCAGAAATGAATGAACGAATAACCCGCATCCCGTGCTTGCTGAATAATACGTTCAGAGTGCGCAGGGTCACGGACGAATTTGGAAAACAAATCACCAACGTGAAGCCCAATCGGAAGGATACGGGTAACGTCATCATGGAAACCGTTATCGTCTATACGTAGCTGTCCCTGAATAACTGACTTTCCGGGAACAACACCACTCTTAAACGGCGGGTCGCATGTAAAGGTTTCGTATCCACCTGGGTTTGGCGATGGTTCACCTTCCCACATAGGTTGGTCTAGAACGACACGACCATCGTTCCATACCTTAATGAAATAACCTGGACGACAGACGGATTCAAATGAGATTTTCTTCCCATTGTCCTGTACGACCAAGTTAAACTTTTCCCACGCAGTTAGATTTTCTCTGTTAAATGCTACGTATCCAGCCTTACCTTCATCCTCACAACATGCGAAGAATCCATGCGTGGACTTTAGGCCGAATACATTAGGTTCATCAGATTTCTCAATTGTAAAAGTTTCCCATCCACCTGCACTATCCCTATTCGCCGTCATCAAACCAGCGGGTCGCCCATCAATAGTTCCTTGAGGTGCCCCGCCATCTTCTGCTGAAACGAATTTACCGTGGTCACTCTTTAGAGTGTACATTCGCTTTCTCCACTTCAGCTTTAAGCTGTTCAACCTGCGCGGTAAGTTCCGCGATTTTCTTATCTTTGACGATTGATTCAATCACCAAAGAACCTACAACACCTTTGATATCATCAATGGTGAGCTGCACTTCCTGCTGTGGCATTATACTTTTCCTCGTGCCTTCCATGAAACGGTTCCGGCTACTCTAGCACCAGCCTTATCAAACAAGAGAATCTTGAACGACGTTGGATAAGGTGCATCCACGAAATCATAGATTGCAACTCGTTCGATTGCTCCCTCAGGCGTTAGCGTAATGGAATCTACGTCCTTGAACACCTTAGTGAAAAACACAACCGTACCCGCTGGCTCTAAACCAACCGATACTTTACCGCCATCGATGCCATGTTTGATATCTAATCTAAGCTGCAAGTTGTACATTTGGTAGAGTGCTTGAGCCATTAGATAATCCAATCGTAATCAAATTGTAGTGAGAGCCCTTTAGGGTCCGATGCACGAACTAGTACAATCTCTAACGTACCATCCAATGACAATACATTCCCACCCGTTGGCTCAGCACGAAATGGAGTTGTACCTGGAACTAAAAGAGTTAAGCCCGGTACAGGTGAACCGTTAATTCGAATCGTAACGGTCACGCTCCCAAAGTCTAGAGAGTGTACAAGCCCGTTGAATTGTCGAGGAGTTCGAGCTTTCGAGATAACTCTAATAACTCCTACTGTAGGCGAGCGTTCGTAAAACAACATCTCCGGTGTGAGCAACTTGGCGATGTTTCCCAAGTCCAACGAGCCACCGGGATTCTCGATGATGACGCCCATTACGCGTTGTTGAAGTACGAAACGTTAATCGTTCCAGCCGCCGCGGATTGTGTAAACTTGAAGTTCTTTATGTCATTCGACCCAGTTAATCGAAACGAAGAACCAATCGCGGCAACGTGTCCAACTTTCGTACCGTCATTCGGTGCGGTCGTTCCATTCAAAGTGTATCTTAACGCACCCGTCTCAACGCTAATCAACACTTCCTCACAGAACTTGTTCGTATACTTCGCAGGCGTCAATGCGGCCACTGAAGCGCCGAAAGCAATCGTTTCCATATCGTAACACTTCAGCATGGCTCACTCCTTAGTTCACCGCGGTGAATTCGAATCGAATCTTGATGTACCTAAACTGTGAAATGAACAAGTTCGTCGTTTGAATGAAAGCTGAGTACGCTATTCCATCAACCGACGACGCTAACATACATTTCACAGTTGTCGATGGTACAATCTCTTGATACGCCCACGACACGTTGCAGATAATCGCTTCAAGCACAATCCCGAAATCTACCGTACGTTCATACGAACCATTTGTTGCTGTAGGCTGTAGCCAGTATGGCATCCCGTTGTTAATTTCATCCTGCATCGTAGGATAGCCATTATCAGCATACTGTTGCCACGTTTCGTTCAACAAAAGCGAAGCGAATAAGCTTGGTAACGTTGCGTCTCGATACGTATTGACACGAACACCACTAAAATCATCCGTGTACGTATCATACAGAACGTAATCCGCTGGCTGTGAGACGATTAAATCAAGGGTCGCATCGTTTGATACGTTACCAAAGATGTCAACCGCACGCACGCCATACGTATACGTTCCACCTTTGTCCTCAAACAATGTGATGAACGTACCCTGCTGCTCACCAACTTGCGTTCCGTTTCGCGAAACAATGAAGTATTCAATTTGGAACGCACTCGTCGGATTCGTCCATTGTAGCAACACGAAGTTATCGACAACATAACCTGAAAGCGCAACTTCACCTAAAGGCGGAACGGTTACGAGAAGAGGTGTTGCATTAGCTGAAGGCGTTCCATCTAACCCAAAGGCACGAATCCAATACTGGTGGTTGCCAACAGGTTTGCCTTCGAGTATCGCTGATAACGTCGTTGTTACAAGTTGCCTTGAACCTGCTTCCCATGTAGCGCCTAACCTGATTTCATAGCTGAACGCATCGAAACTAGGACGGTCCCAATCGAATCTAATGCCAAGTGGCACCAAGCGATAACGGAAGTTCTGCACATCGGGGATGGTTATTTCCTCGATGATGTCTTCAATCTCTTCCGGTCGTACTTCAGGTTCAAACAACTCTAATGCAACAACCTGAAACCGCTTGACGAATTCGCGTAATAAATCCTTTAATACAGGGTCTTCCAGCTGGACCGACTGGATAAGCTCAAATAGTTGTGACTCATTAAGCTGTGTCACTGGGTCGCTCCAACCACATCTCGGATGCGAATAGAGTCATTTCCAACAGGTCTATCCAGTCACCTGAGTTTGTTAGCTCTAATGTAACAATGCATTTCTCGTTGCGCAGATTACTACCGCGGTAGAGAAACTTTCCGGGTTTTTCTGATAGTGCCACAGGACGTAACACCGACTGATTCGAATCGTCGATGCCCTTGAGGGTGATAGCGAGATTACCTTCACCGACCGCGCGCATCCGTAGACCATGAAAATGAGTAATAGACCCGTAATCCAATATCTTTTGCGGACCGTACTCAACGAGCGTATGTATTCCATGGTCGCCGTCGTTATGGTCGTCGTTGATGTATTCAGGGTCCATCTTCCATATGATGCTGTTTCCTCCAAACAGAACGTTGACTACGCTCTTTGAATCAACATCAATGCCTATAGAAGTAACAGGCCAAGGAAAATGCCAATGAGACCAACGAATTGTAGTATACGCGAGGCCATTACGGTAATCACCTAACAATATATGACCGTCGGATAAGAGAATATAGATTCTATTTCCAACAACATCATTGACGACTTGAGTATCCTGAAGTTGTCCGCCTGACATACCGTGTGAATTATGCCATAACCTGTCAATTTTCCACGAGAACTCAGGCTGAAGGTATACACCATTAAAGGTGAACATTCCCGAGCGTGCTGCGACAATGAAGTTGTCAGTATTCGGACCAGCGGTGTCAAGTACCATCGCTGCGCCAAAGCATTCGGTGCCGATGCCTTCATCAATCGATATGACTCGCCAAAATAATGCTGAGTCAGGATTGACTAAATCTCTGCTGGTGCTAAAGGTACGTTGAGATTTGAGAATGTACAAGGAATCACGAAACTGAATACAATTCTTCACGCCGCCCGCTTCATTCGGTGCGACGGTCATGTATCCAGCAACGCCATCGAATCCTTCAGGGTCGCCCTGTTTCGATACTCTAACAACAGAAGGCTCCTTATACTCACCCCATACAATTAGAGAATCCTGATAAATACCGATGCCCACGCCTGCGGGGATATTACCAAGCTGGTCGAACAAGTAGTCTGCTGACAAGACCAAATCAGCATCGTAAAAATCCACTGTAGCAGTAGTAGCAGTGTTATTCGAGATGCGACCTGTAGGAACATAAAAGAATTCCCAACCCTCTTGATTACCATTGTACTCTGGAATCCTACGCGTTGCTAAAATACGACGCGCAATAGTGCCAGCAGGCCCAATAGGGATGCCAGAAATATCAACAGCATGACTGCCATCTGCAACAACGCTGCCATAAATAGCTGGTCCCGGCGTCGTAATATATCCAGATTCCGTCTCAAACGACACTGCAAATAGATGAGTGCCTTGTTCAACATGGCCAGATAATGTTGAATTGACGCAGGAAATTGAACCAGAGGGAGCGAAACCTCCCGCGAGACGACAAATTGTACCATCGTATACGTAAACGAATTGATTCTCGATGCCTTTGTTTCTATCGTGCGGTGTGATGTAGATTCGATTGTAGTATTGCGCAGCGGAGAAATCAACCATCTCAGGAATGTTGAGAATAGGAACGCCTAACTCAGTTGAATCATACAATTGACCTGAGTCGTTTAGAATAAGTAATCTCGCTACCTCGTCTAAACGCTTATACGAAAAGAACCTACGCACGCCACCAGTAACCTGGTGCAATTTAGACGTGCCAGGGCGAGTACGGAAACCACGCTCCGTAAAGTAAATGTTTTCCGCTTCGATGAGATGGTCGGGTGGGGTCGAGCCCTGGAACTCAGAGCGTTCGTACAAACCATTCACTTCTGCGATAACGATTGGAGCGTGGTCTCGATTCATTGTTATCTCGAAATGACAGTAAAAGGAATCGAACCAGTTGCGGGAGTATACGCACCCGCGGCAACTTCGGTTGGAACACCAGCGGTTAACTTGAAGATTCGGAGCTTCTTGGCGGTTGAATCGTATGCGCCGGTTAAATCACTCTGCAAACCGAACTGCATACTATCAACAGTGGTTCGTCCTGAAAGAACGGCGGTTAACCCCGCGCTAGCTTCACCCCCGGCCGGGTAGCTTCCTGAGTAATTCACAAGCCCGGCGGTCATTAACCCAACACCGGGCACATGCTTCTGATTCAATACGGTAACAGTGACGGCCATGATGTTCTCCTTGAGGCATAACCTCGACGACGTACAGACGTATCCTGCTGTAGCTTCACTCGAATCGCCAAGAAACGATTCATCTCAAACTCCGCTTTCGTTTCCAATCTATCAGAACGGGCTCGATTCTGTCCAATATCATCCGCTGCTTCTGCTGCTGTCTTGAGTGCAAGATATCGTTTCGCACCTGTGATAGGTAAGTATGTATTTTCAGATGTAATTTCAGGTAAGCCTTTGAGATAGCGAAGTAGAATCTCGCGGTCTTGATTCGAGCCGACGAACTTGAGATTGTCACCATCCCACTCCCACACTCCTAACGTTGGTTGCATGGTATAGTCTAATATTCCACGGACTTCACCCATATCATCCCAACGCATAGTTCCCGGAGTACGTTCGTATACAGCTTTAGGTTCAAGGAAGTTAACAGGAAGTGTAGGATATGGAACGATAGCTGTTGGACCTAATGTAGTTCCACCAGCAGGCAAAAGGATTGCCGTAGACGTTTCCGTCATGATCGGCAATCCGTGCGCCTGCATTGTTGACTGAAGTTCTTCCCATGCTGATGTCAGAAATGGTAACAAAATATCGTTTGTAAAGACATCTCCACCTGCATCATTCAGGTGAACACGCGCTCTATCCATCACTTCTGATGCTAGCATGGGTGAAATCCTTTACTTGGCGAATGCCAACTTCTCGTATCTTTCTTTGTCTAAGATACACTGGCACGTCGGGCAGATGACGGGAACAGGACGCATCAGAACCGAACCGCAAGCGGGACAGCGTTCGTTACCAATATCAACGGTAGCGTGGACCCAATCACGTTCGAGATTCAAATAACGTGCCGCTAGCCTCTGAACATCGGCTATTACGTTATGCTGATGGAACATCTGCCAATCAGTATCCGCCCGACGTACCAACCTCTGAAACCAGCGGGTCTGGTTTGCAATGTTCTGGGCTAGTAGAGCACCGTGATTCTTCTTGATTTCATCACGTGAATGCTTATTATACACCCAAAACAGCCCAGGTAAAGCTTGCTCCTCCGCACTGATTTCGATCTGTGCAACGATGAAATCTTGTACAATTGCTTCAGCGAAGATTCCTACAGGTTCGGGAATGATCCTGGACCCTCTTTCATCATCTAGATAAAGCGCGTATGCATTATCCTCAACGTGCATCGTGACGAAATCATTCATCGGTGCTGCTGGAATCGTTACGTGCGGGTGAACTAGACCCGGCTTGAACTCCCGAATCTCTCGGGGAACTAACGACACTAACGTCGCTTCGGCCATCTGATTTATCCTCTGGTTTGGAATTCACGACCGCGTGCTTAGTAGCAAGCAGGATCGATATTGGTGAGCATTCGTCGGACAGGAATTGAGTGAGATAATCAACTTGCGCTTCGTAGAAAGCTAATTCCTCAGCTTCTAAGTCGCGCTTCTTTTTCTCACCGAATAACTGTACGTGCACGAATGAAAGAACCGAATCCTCTGATACTGGTATAGGATCGTTGTTCGGTTTCCTATACACGAAGATTGGTTCGTACGAGGTTTTGGACCCCGGTAACAACTCAGCGTTGGGACCGCTGACGGGCATTAGTTTCTCGATTACCCAGTAATGAGTCTCAAGATAACCGTACTTACGGCACAATCGAACTTCTGTAACGGTTCGTAGATAAGCTCCTGATACAGGATCAACGTCTACGAATGTACCGCGCCGGAACTCAACCTGATCAGTACGAGCTAGACGGAAAATCTGCTTCCCGTCTAGCTCCCCGAACAACTGCTTGAGTTTACGGTTGACGATTGAATCATTCATAAACTCAAGTGCTCTCTTTCGCTCGATTCATTAGCTCTCGAATCTCAGCACGGAGAGCCTTTAACTTATTGGGTTTACGCCGTTGTTCGTCCCTACAAGCAGTACACTGTAACTGACCATTCCATTCATACGTATTACTTGATGTACGAACGTGGCCATTTATACAAGTATCTGAGCGTCCCCTAAGAAGAAATCGTCCCCTATCCTTATCATACATATCCTGCAGATTGCCTGCCTGAGTTGTAATGAAAAGATGATTAGGATTCCAACACTTCTTCACATCACATCTATGTGCTACGACGTGATTTCCTGTAATAGGAACGTCAAGGTACTTCGCTGCTGCCACACGATGTACGTAAAACTTCAGGAGCTTATAGCCAACCTGACCGTATCCCGGTCCTGCCGTAGGCCCAATGTATAACCAACAACCATTGGGGTCGTCGAATCGGGTACGTCGTTGCATTCTATCAATCAGGATGTCTATAAGCTCCATCAGTATCCCCCGATAACTTATTAAGCGTATCCTGCTGGGATCGCTAAGTTATCGATGTATGCGTTCTCCTGTGGGTTGCTCGTGAACAGATTCCACGACGCCACAAGATACAGCAACGTGGAAGTTACCACGCCACCGTCTGCACCACGAACCTCGAACAGCTTACGACCATCCGAAGTGTAGAATCCCGGCTTCTTGAGTTCAGCACGTCCCCAAGAATCCATGTTCAGGAAATCGATTCGGCGCTTATCCCACTTGTACGACTGCTGGATAGGAACGCCAGCCATCGTCATCTTACCGCCGAAATACAAATCCATTCCCTGACCAGACGAGGCATCCTTATCAATCGTGGTGACGAGCATACCGAGCGATTCGTATGCCGCCGCCTGAGCCGGATGCATCCATGCCTTCACGTTCGGCATCTTCATGGTGTTGTTAGATCTATCGCCTAACAAGTTAAGAGCCAAACGTGGGAATGGCAAAGACAATCCAGAACCGCCTGCATCAACGCGCGATGCACGAATCGCTGGAGTTGACGACCGAGTGAATCCTAACCACGTTCCCGTTGAAGCATTGTTAACGTGATATGGAACACCGAGTAATGAGACAGGCGATGCACCTGAGACGCCTTCAATCACGATCTTATCGCCAACAGCGGGAACAGGAGTTACCGCGGCGAATCGAATCGTCTTGGTCGGAACATCACGGAAAGAGATTTCCGGTTCTTCACCAAGGACCGTCTTCTGTGTGGTCAATGCGGAGTTATAGATGTTAATCTTCTGACCTTCCATCAAAAGTTTAACACCGAAGTCCACGTCGAGCACAACCGTATCAACACCCGCTGATGTCGAATACGCAGTGATGGTTCCGAGAACACCGTTACCTCCGGTCATGCACATGGAATCCATATGCGCCCGGAAGTGTGGCATTGCCGCGGCCATGTTCTTGTTGAACGTATTGATAATGGCCTGCGTGGAACCACTTGTCGCCCATTCCGACTTCTTCGTCCACTCTAAAGCGTAACGAAAGTCAACAATGGGAATGACCGCGTTTTCGTATCGAGGACCGGAACCGCGTCCAAGATTGCCACCGTCGGGATTGTACTGACCGAAGTATCCGCCCGGAGCAAACTGGACGGGAATCTTCATGTCCCGAGTGTTTACCTGTACGGCGTCGGTTGACTTTTCAACCTGAGAATAGAAGGTATCTTCTACCTCGTACAGGACCGAGATCTTCTTTTCGATACGCTCCAGCTGAACTGCAAGTGTATCGGCTACGTTCTGCGGGTTAAGGGGCTGAGCTGGCACGCGTTTTCTCCCTAGTTATAAAGCTGCTAACTATTGAGAAAGTCGATCTCTTTCATCTTACCGGATCTAACAGCGGATTCCTTATCCTTATTCACTGTTACGTTACGGCCGGAAGCAACCTTAGAATCACTTCCCGTCGCACGCTTATGTGTAGAAGGTCGAGCCTTGCCATTAGAACCTTTAAGCGCAGCAGATCGAACTTTCTTAATGATTCCGGGGAGTGCTAACTTTGCGCGCGACAGATACGCGGATTGTACCCTGTCCTTCCACTCCGTACTATAGCGATTGCTCGCTGCTTGCTTTAAAAGCCGTTCCATATTGGAACGATGAGCGGGGTCATCTCGAAGGACGGCTGCGAGTTCGTCCATACAATCACGCGTAATCGAGCGACCTAAGAAATCTGTAACATCATCCGGGAGATTCTTCGAAATGATGTTGCTGATTGACTTCGACGAAGTGGACAGAATCGAATCAACAAAGTTCTGATGCTGACCACGTAGAATCTCTTGGTTCTCCCGCTGAAGTCTCACCTTTTCAGGGTCTTCGGCTTGAGAATTATCTTGCCGAGTAGACTTAGCAGGCTCTTCTACCTTATCATCTCCGAATACCCACTCGTGAACGTTAAGTGCGGAGTCCATAAGGTTCTTATTCCCGTTACGCTTGGCATCATTGTAGGCACTTCTGATCATGTGCTTGATGACAGGCTCAGTCACCGCTTGGAATGCGGGGCGATTCTTATGTAACAACGCGGGAAGGAAATCCATGATGAATTTCCGCTGCTTGTTTACATCGTACTCGCCCAGCAAGTCAATAAAATCACCGGGGTCCGCTTGCGAAATACGTTGCTCACCGGCTTTGAGATTGTTTAGCTGCTCGTAACTTTCCCTAGCGTCTTCCACTGTTGGAAAGAGCTTGGAGTAATCACGCTCACGAAAGAAGGTTGACCTAAGTCCTGGGAAGTCTTTGAAGAGTTTAGGATACTTGGCGGTGAGTTGACGATAAGTTGGCTTGCCGTAGCCAGTGCCAACCTTCTCATCCGATTCTTCGTCTTCCGACTCGTCCTCTGATTCCTCTTCTTCGTCATCGGTATCCGAATCCTCTTCAGGCTTAGACTCTTCCTCATCGTCATCTAAAACGATGTCGTCGTCCGAATCTTCAGACTCTTCTTCCTCGACTTCGGGTTCTGAATCTTTAACCGCCTTCGCTGGTTCGTCATCATCACCACGAAGAATAGCTAAGTCATTACCACGAGTTTCTTCAATAGGCGGCTGTGGCATTTGTTACGGCTCCATCGGAGCGGGAGTATTAACATTAGGCGGCGGTGTTGGTGTACCTTCTGATGGCTGTCCACCTTGCGCGTTACCTAATGCGGGAGTTCTCGCCCCGGAATTCATAGCTTGCACATGTTCGTTGTGATGTGCAAGAATTAACGAATAGACCTTAGGACTATTTAGTTTAAGGTCCTGACCTTCTTTCGACTGTAAGAATGCCTTGCAGATCTGAGCTTCGACTGCATGATCATCTACAATCGGATCAACTCTGACTGGAGAGATAACTTCTCCCGTAGCTGACACTGGACCCATATCGTCTGAGTCTTGTGAAAGAGAAATGATCTGCAGGATTTCCCTGAACTGCTTTGTTCTTGCTTCATCACCCGGAATCTTCAAGTCAGGTAAACCTGATAACCTAACTAACATGTGCGTGTTTTCAGGGGAGAAAAGCACAGCATTGATTTCATCCGAGTTGAGCTTAAGTAACTCCATGATGACATCACGCTGCTGACCCCAACTCATCGGTAATGTATTGCCCGCCGAAGGTTCTACGTGTCCAATCCTACCCTGAACCGCATCGGCTTGAATTGATAAGTTAAGGAACTCTCCCGGACCAACAGTAGCGGTGTATCTTTCGTCTTCGAGTAAGGAATCAACGTAGATAGGTACACACTTACTCATGATCTTTGCGTACCATCTTGTCGCGGCCTTGTGAATCAATGACAGTCTTTGTAACGCCTGCTGTCTACTCGCCGCGTATTCGGCATACGTTTTACTCCCGCCCTGAATCGTACCACCGTAGATCGAAGGAAATGCTCCGACTAAAAGCTGAGAATACTGTTGGACTTTAGAGTCGAACTTATCAATTTCCTGCGACATCGTGGCGGTGCGTGTAGTGAAGAATCCTTCCGCCATCGCGCGGCCCGCTAATGCTTTAGCTTGCGTAACCATTCCGGGCTTACGACGAGTCTTCGAATACTGATCGAAATCTAATACCTGTGGGTCTGCAAAGGTTTCCGGGATAGCCTGTCCCATCGTGTCTACCGAAAGATTCACGATGTCGTTCTGTACTTCCTGCGGGTCAAACAGCGGCTGACCAATAGGATTCATGTGAACATGGGACGAGACAGGACTTTCCCAAATTGTCCACACGTCGTCTAACTTTTCGCCGCGGACCTCGATGACTTCGTTGGCAATGATCTCCGCGTACAATCCGTCGGGGAACTTTCGCTTGAGTTCATTACCAATTTCCACGCTCTCGTAGAAATAAGCACATGGTCGAAGCCATATGCACTGAGTAGTGACGCGATTAGCGTCGTCGTTTTCGTATCCTTGCGGGTCGCGAGCGTAACGTTCGTATGAACTGATGTCCGAATGTCCTGATATGTTTCGCCCTGTGCGCGCCCGTGCTTCGGAGACATGCTCATC